CTAGGATCACTAGAATCTACTCTATATCTATCTGCAAAACTATTTACTCCAGAAATATTAGAAGCAACAGTTGATATGTTTGAGTTAGCTCCAGCTACTGTACTAATATTAGAATTAGCTCCAGCTACAGTATTAACATTGGATATAGATCCAGCTACTGTATTAACATTACTTATAGATCCAGCAACATTACCAATATCAGTTGCATCTCCAGCAACAGCAGTAACATTACTAGCTATTCCAGCCACAGTAGTTACATCAGAACTAACACCAGCAACTGAAGTTACATTTGAAGCTATCCCAGCAACAGTTGTTACATTGCTAGATATGCCAGCAACAGTATTAATATTTGTCTGGTTACTTGCAGAAACTGTAACTGTTTGCCAAGCTGATCCTGTATATACTTTTGTAGCGTTTGCAGTTGTGTCAAAAAATAATGCTCCTGTAACAAGAGCATCACCATCATTATCTGTAGATGGCTCAGAAGATTTTGCTCCTAAATATCTGTCATCAAAAGAATCAAAACTATTGGCTGCCGAAGTTGCTGAACTTGCAGCATTTGTTGCTTGAGTAGATGCAGTTGATGCAGAACTAGCAGCAGAAGTTGCAGAACTTGCTGCAGCTGTAGCACTTGAAGCTGCATTTGTTGCACTTGTAGTTGCACTAGAAGCATCTACTAATAAATCATATTTTGCTGAATTTGCATTACTTGTAAGAGGTTGTGATCCACTAGAAGTATGAGCAGTGTTTACTATAAAAATATTATTTGTAGATGTATCTTTAACAATATCTCTTTGTTGATATGATGTGCTTGTGGCCCAATTACCTTTAAAAGATCCTAATTCTTGTGTAACAGAAATTTCTCCAGAAGAATCAAAAGCTAAAATTTTATTTGCACGATCTGTAGATCCAACAGTAAATTCTGTGCTGGACATTGTGTTTGTTCTGGACAACTTTATTGATCTATCTACTTGTTCTTGTAAATCTTGACCTATAATTGTAAGTTTGTCTAAAGCACTTTCATGTGATTCTGCTGGAAAAGGATCATTAGCAACATAATCAGTAGCTTGTGTTTTTGCTGTATTTCTTCGAAGTACAACAGTTTCTGTATCAGTAGGTGGAGTTACAAAAGTTACTGCACCACCAGAAGATGAGCCAACACCACTTATTGAATAGTTTGCTGATCCTGTACCCTCACTTTTTACAGTTTCTGTACCTGTGCTAGATCTAATTATTACTTCTATATCTGTATTTGTAGGTATAAAAAATGTGTAATTAAAAGACGTAGCTGATCCATTACCACTATACGAATTTTTAGTAGTTGTAGACGAAATTGTCATTATTTAATATCCTCAATGTGTTAAAAATTGTTAAGACAGACCTGTCTATTATATTATTAATACTTACAATAAGTGTCAAATAAGTACAATAGTTATTGTAAAGGTAATCTGTCTGGAGATAGTTTTCCTGGTCGCCACCAGTAATCACTACCTCTTTTAAAATTATAGCTTTCTAATCTATTTAATCTTTCATAATAATTATCGTTTAGTTGTTTGTCTAATTGATCAAAAATATATCTTTGTAATACTAATTTTGCATACCAAGGTTTAGGTGTCCAGGATCTTACAAATTTTGATATTCTGCCACCATAGTTAACATCTTTACCATTTATAGCGTCTAATATAGCTCCTATAGATATTCCAAATGTGTCAGCAAAAAGACTTACAACAGGCCCTGTAGAAACTTCTTTTAATTTTCTTGCATCTGGATTTCCAGAAAGTGCATCACCTACAGGACCTAATGCACCACTTCTAAAAAATGCTTCCATCCAAAAATTTTTATCATAAATTTTTCTTGGATCTCTTCCACTTAATAAATCATATGTAAGCATAGTGGCAGCAGCTGTAAGCACCATACCAGTAGTTATTGTTGCTACATATTTAGTTTTATTTAATATTCCAGGTGGTGCTGTAAATGCTCTTTGTATGTTATGTAAAATTACATTTATAGGAAAACTTTTAAACATATAAAAAGATAAACCCAGTTCTCCACCAACAGTACCTCTTTCTAGTTTAGATGTTCTTGCTTGTTGCTTTAAGCTATTTACTACAACAAAATGATCTTGCTCTGTCATAACTAAATCTTGTAATTTTGTTGCAACACTTATTGCTTGTTCTTCTGGTATATCTGTTCTGTTTGCAATTTGTCCTGGATCAATAAAAAACAAACCTTTTTTTGGTTTATATGTTTTTGATGTTCTTATAATATTCCAATCAGCTTCAGTAATTCCATATTGTTTTAATAATGTAATTGTTTTTCCAAATCTGTTAAATTTTCCTTTGGACAATCTTTCTAAATCTGCAAGACTATATTGTATGTATTTTCCTAAACCACTTCCAGATAAAATAAATTTACCTCCAGCATTTCTTGCTTGTTGTGTAAATCTTGAAATACCACCTAATCTTAATAGTGTTGATGCATATACTTTTGCTAATCCTCCACTATCAACATCATCAACAAATCTGCCCATAGCCATATTGTTTTGTATGAGATCATCTAAAATTAAACCAAGATAGGCAGCATCTTTTCTTGCACCTCTGCCTGTAAATTGTTCTGATAAACTATTGACAACAGCTTTCCAAGGCGACCAACCACGCATAGATGCGTTTGCATAAGTAGTAGCTAAATCACCAAATAAAACTGTAATTCCAGATCCACCTAATAATGTTCCTGTTAAAATATTTCTAAAATCACTAAATACTTTTGCTGTGACTGCATCACTTTTTAAATGACCTCTACCAACAAATAAATCATACTCATCTTGTGCTTTTTTTATAAAAGTTTTGCTTCTGTCTAATTCGTTTTGTCTACTAATTACACCAGCCAGTTTTTTTCTTTTATCAAGTCTTGTTTTTACAGCATTGTCTAAAACAAAACTTTGTAAAGAGTTTCTTACAACATTTGGTTTTGGTCCAAATATTTGTGTTTCAGCTATTGCCCTAGATAATGTATCTAATTGTTCATACAACATCATAATAGGATCAGATCCAAATCTATCATTATATGACATAAAACTATCAGCATCTTTAAAAACTAAAAAACGACTTTCTTCAAATTGTTTCAAACCTGTTTTTTTTCCACGACCTAAACCATCACTTAAAATATTTGTAATTGATGCCATTAATGCTTTGTCAAATTCAGCTTCTGGAACTAAATCAAATGTCAATCCGGTTTTGTCATCAATCATTTTTGATTTATCAAGTAATGGTTTTATAAATGATACCCACTCCTCATTTGATATTTTGCTTTTTTTAATAGATCTTACGTTGTGTGATTGTGGAAATTTCCAATTAGGATTTTTTCTTACAAGTACACCATTTTTTGCTAACATTACTCTAGCTTTGTCAAAAACTTCCATAACTGATTTAGCAATTATTTCTGATCCTTTATTACCTGTACTGCTAGGAGCAAACATTTCTTCTACAATAGTTCTTGGACTTGCTCTTTTGTATCGTCTAATTAATGGCATAGCATATGCTTCCATTAAATCTGATAAATCTTTAGTAAGCATACCAAATACAGTTTTTTGTCTTATTTCTAAATTATTTAAAACTCTTTTACCCTCTGCTTTACCATGTAATGCTCTATAACCTTGTGCAACATCTACTTCACCATTACTATTGAGATATTTTTCTAGTTCAGTTTTAAGTTCTGTAAATTTTTTAGCAGCTATAGTATTTTCTATAGCTTTTTGTTTTACTTTTCTTTTTAATATTTTGTATGTTGCATTACTTGCAGCTTGTGTTGCTTCTAATTCAGACAATGTTTTTGAAAATAATTCTAATTGATCATCAAATGATTTTAACAATTCTTCTTCTTGTTGTTTATTTACTATTCCAGCTTTTGCTGCTTTTACTATACATTCACGAAAACTTGGCATTATAAATCTAAACCCTCACATTTTGTTAGTTCGTCTAACATTCTTTTTTCTTGTTCTAATTCTTTTTTTATTTGTTTTACAGTTTTTGTTTCTGTTGCTTTACCCTCTTCATCAATAGCTTGTACAAGTTTTGTATTTTCTGGTATTTTGTTTTCATCTACAAAATCCATATAATCATTAAAAGAATCATCAGCAAATTCATCAATATAGTCATCATCTTTAAATTTAACCATATCCACATCATCAGCAGCACTATTTAATTTTAATAACGCATCATTTACTTGCTCATCACTCATGCCAAGTGGGTTAATGTCTGCTTCTTCTAGTTGCCTTATTTGTTGTTCAATACCATCTATTGTTGCATTGTATTCTTGTAGTTTTGCAGCATCATCAGATCTCAAACTGTTTTCTTCTATAAGTTCTAAAACACTATTAATATCAATTTGGTCAACTTCGTTTTGTCTAGCTGGTGGCAACCATCCATCTTCTCTAGCTCTCGTAACAAGTTCATCTAGTGAAAAACCATCTTTTTTTGTATAACGAAAATATCCTTTATCAAGTATTGCTTTTACATCACCTATATTAGCATCATCTGGTCTAATTTTATTTTTCATTAACCATTGTCTAAATGTTTGTACTTTTGGCTCTTTAGGTGCTTGTAAACCTGGTGGCAATTCTGGATCTGGAAATTCCTCTTTTAGTATATTTTTAAATTTTTTTATGTCTTTTTTTTGTTTTGCAATTTCTTTTTTTAATTTTGTTTTTTGTTGTTTAAATTCTGCTGTATCTGGTAAATCATCAATCATTTCTTCAAAAAAAGCTAATTTACTTTCAGCAACTTCTATTTTGTTTTCAATGTCTGGTTTTTTTAGCTCAACTTTTGGATCATCTACAATATCTATAGGTTTGTCTTTAGATGCTTGATCTAAAGCTGTTTTTACATTTTCTTGATGTTGTCTTTGACCATCTACTGTATTAGCATATGGATTTTGTTCTTGTTCTAATATTGTTTGATTTACTTCGTATTGTGCGTTTTTAATTTGTGGTTTTGCTTTTATATTGTCTGGTAATTCATCTATAACTGCTACTAAATCTTCTGGTCTAAACTTTGCAAACACTTCATTAAGAGGTAAATCAAAATCAGTATTTTTTATAAGTTGATTTAGTTTTTTACCTATAAATCTTTGTGGAAATAATTTTTGTTGTATTAAATCATTAGTAGACATAAAACCTTTGGCTGTGCTTTTTGTTATAGCACCAGCACCTCTAAAACCTAAATATGCTACAGGTCCTAATACTGCTCCACCAACAGTTGCTGCAAAAACATTTTTTAACGCTTGTTTTGTTCCATAAGATAAACCTAAATCTTTTCTATAAGATTGCACTCCAGATTCAATTAATGATGATCTTCCAAACTCTAACATACCCTCAAACACACCTGTTTTTAAAGTTGCCATTGCAATATTTTTAGGCATTGAGTAAGCCATACTTAATGGCAAAGTTTGTAATGTTATAGGATCAGTCATGTATGTCCAAAAACCAGCACCGAAACTTGATCCATATTTTTGCATAAATGTTCTAGAAGATTTTTGCATTTCTCCTATAAGAAATTCATTTGTAAGAGCTTTTGCTGCTCTATCTTCTTTAAACTGATTATATGTTTTAAATTCTACATCTGGGTTAGCTTCTTGTAGTTTTTGTACTTCATTGTTCCACCAATCTGTATGATCTTTATAATTACCTACAAAAGTTCTACCACCACCTTTTTTTGATTGACTTTGATATAAATAATAAAAAAAATCATTGCCATCTGCAAGTTGTGGTATTTGATCAATAAGAGGGTTTGGTAAATCTACACCAAATTTTTCTTTTATTTCTCTGTTAGCTAAATCATAATCGTCTAATGCATTGTAATATTTTGCTGATGAATACCCAAATTCGTAACCATGTTCTAGTTGTTTGCTATACAACTCGTATGTTGTTGTAGGTGCTAATGTAGGTCTTGCAAAATTACTTTCTATTCTTTTAGTTTCTAATGCATTTGTGTCATCGTAAAATTTCATTGTATGTATTCAATTATGCTTTCAAGATCAAAAATAAATGGTTTATTAGATCCAGGATACATTAAATATTCTGGCTCACGACTATTTTCTGTTGGATCAAAAAGTGATAACATATACAATCCAGGGCCTACTTGATCCCAAAAGTAAGGTGTATATCTGCCAGACATTATAAAACCACCCTCACCACTATCTCCACCAAAAACTTGTTTTGCTGATAAGTTTACTTCTGATCTTTCATCAACATCTACAAAAGGTGTTGTTGTTGGCAAACCAATAGTTATTTCTTCTCCAGGATACATAATACTAGCTCCACTTTCACCAGCTAAAATAAGTAAATCATCACCACCTGGACTATCTGCTATTTGATCTAATATTATATTTTTAAAATCTTTATCAGATAAATCTTTAGTATTAAAATTTGTAGGTAGTATAATGACTTTGTCATTCCATCTAATAGTACCACCACTAACTTTTTCTTCACCAGAATATCTTGCACCAACAGATTGCTGTATAATTTTAATTATTGCATCTTCGTTTTGTTGTACAACATTTGATGCTGATAAAGAACTATTATACCAACCTTGTTCGTATCCAACAGATGCTATTGCATAATTTATAGCATCTAGTTTTGACGATAGTGTTTTTGGGTTATCTGCCATACTATCGCCTAATTCTGTAAAAACTATAGATCTAAAATCTTTATTAGATGTAAAATTAGGAATCATTTGTTGATCATCAAGCATGTAACCTTTTGCTAAATGGACAGCAAAATTTTCATTACCTAATTGCATTTGTCCTCCTATTTCAGCTAACAAAGGTGCTTCATTAGAAAGTTGTCTAAACACATCAAGAGCATGATCATCGTATGTGTTTACAATTAAATCTGCTATAGCAATAATATCATTAGGACCATCTGCATTATTAAGTGTATCACTTAATACAGCTACTGTTTCTTTTGTTAAAAACTGTGGTGTAGATAAACCAAAATGTTCAGCAACTTGTAATCCTTGTTTTATGTTAGCATCAACTTGTTGAAAAAATTTATTAGCTTCTTCTTCGTTAGATAAGTCTGCACCAAAATCTACTCTTACAATATCGTCAATGACACCATATTTACTTGCAATAGATATAGCATCATCATCTATATTATTTGTAATATCATTATTTATAGATTTAAAAATTTTTAATCTTAATGCATCGAATTTAGATAGTGGCTCTCCCTCATCATATCTATTGTTATAACTTTCTTCTAATTCTTGTATTGCAATTTTTCCTTGTGTTTGATTTAATGTTTTAAAATCATCAACAATATCTACTAAACTTATAAGGGCTTCTAGGTTTGCAACTAATTCTGGATCGTATACATCGTCTGTGCCAGGTATTTTTAAATTTTTAGCTTGTTCTAAAGCAGCGTTAAGTTCTGGTAAATTAGCCCTTGTAATGTCTGTCAATAAAGTTTTTTGTTCTTTAAAATAAGAATCTAAATTACTAGCTGTTGCTTTTATTGTAGCTAAATCTGCGTTTTGTAAAACTTTAATTTTATTATTTGCTATTTTTTCAAAATTTACAATTTGATCTGTTGTTAATAAATTTTTTATACTATCTGGATCTTCATCTAATAAATTAATAAATGCTTGTGGATCATCATTAACCATTTTTTCATATAATGATAATCCGTACAAATTTCTAACTCTAGTTGATTCGTTTTCATAGCTTAAAAATAATTGACTATCTAAACCTTGTTTTACAATTCCGTCTGCTGAAAACAAAGAATCTAATGCTATTTTTTTTTCGTGTTCATTTCCATATACAGCTTTAAATATTGTATTATCAATTTCTGTATTGTAATCAGCAATACCTACGTCAATAATATTTTTTCTAATATTACCTTGTATTTTGTATTTATCATTTTCTAAAATTTTTAAAAACTCGTTATCAAATAATATTTGTGTTGCATTGTCAGAAAATGTGTAAGAATTTTTTTTGTTGTTAAGTAGTTCTATAAATGAATCAACATCTTCTAAATTTGATGATGTCATCATTGAAGCCATAGTATCAGCACTAAATTGTTGTAAATCACTTGTTGCAGTTAATACTTCGTTTTTTTGTTTTATTCGTAATGCAGCAATGTCAAATTTATTTTTTAAATCTTCTTCTATTTCAAAAACTGTTGTTTTATAATTTTCTTCTGCTTTAAATGTTTGTAAATCTAAAGCTGCATCTTGTTTATATTTTGCAATTTCAAATGATGCTGCTTGTTTTGCTTTGTTTGCTTCATATTGATTTTTTGCTTTTTGATCTGCAACAGCAGATTTTAATAAAGTTTTACCTAAATTTTCTACTGATTTACCAACAAGAGTAGATGTTTTTGCTATGTTAGGTGCTTGAATTACAGATTTAGATATTTTTGTTGATATACTTTTATTTTCAAATGTTGGAATTTTTACCATTATTAATTACCTGGATATTTGTTTGCATATGCTAAATTATTGTCATTTTGCATAGTTATTATTTGTTTGTTCATATTATTAATTTTATCAATAATATTTTTTTGTCCACTATTGTAACTATCTATTAATACTTTTTGATTTTTAATCTGGTTTTTAATAAGCTGATCTTGTTGTGCTGCTTGTGTTTTTAAAATATTATTTGTTGCATATGCACCTACCATTGTACCAGCAGCATTTATAAATGACGCTGCTCTTTGTTGTCTTGCCTGGTACATAGCCATTTCACCACGCAATCTTTCATTAAATGCTTGTTGCAAATAATCATAACTTGTTACATTTGCATCATACTCTATGTTAAGTTTTTGTAATTCAAATTCAGATAAATTTTCTTCCATTAAAGATATAGGAGTACCTTCTGTTAATCTAACACCAGCTGCAACCAAGGCAACATCAGTAGCTGCTTCTGCTTTTTCAAATTGTTTTGTTGCAATTTTTAAATTGTTTTCACCAATATCTAAAGCTGTTTGTGATTTGTCCTCTAAAAGTTGTGCATTTTTTTCTGCAACATTTTGCGTAAATCTACCAGCGGCCATTGCTGATTGACCAGCAAGTAAACTTCCACCAGCACTTATACCAGCTGCAATTAAAGTTGGAGCCATTATTTTACCCTCGCATATCTAATATAATCTTCATTGTTTTGATATTTAACCATCAAACCCTCTTCTTCCATACCAAGCCATTTAGCAAACTTATGACCTAAATCGAAATCTTTTTTTACTGCTGTTTGTAATCTTACCACTTTGTAATTTTTTAATAATACTTCCATGCCTTTTTTTATTGTTCTTGCAGCACTTATTTTGTTATTCCAAACATGGCTTGATGCCATCACCCATCCCTCATAAACATTATCCCAAATAGGTATAATACCACCACTACAAATAAATTTATCATCTTTTACAGCTGTAAAAGACATATCTTCTACTTCTAAGTTATTCAACAAATCTAAATAATTTTTATCTACTTGTGTATGTTTGTCATTCATAACAGAATAAGCCATAACTTGTGCATGAGTAGATCTAAATTGTATTAAGTTCATTAACCCTCATTTATTGTTATTCTAGGATAAGCTGATAACAATGATAGTGGGAGTGGCTGTGTTTGTCTTACAACAACAAAACCATCAGTATTAAAATCATCAGAAAATTCTATTTGTTTGTCACCTGTAAACAAAGGCACAGGACTATCCATAGATGCAGCACTGGATCTAAAAGGTATTCTTTCCATATTGTTTACATCTGGTCCAACTTCTGCACCAACAGTTTCATGTAATCGTAATGTTACTTCGTGTATTCTTTTATCTTTAGTTTGTGATGTACCCTCTGCTCTTGATTCTACTCTCATAGTTTGTAATAATGAGGTGTAACCCAAACCTATGTGTACTTTTGTAGATGATCTTTCAAGTGTTATAGATCCACCAGAAACTGTTTTGTTAGGATGTGTTGATCCATCAGCTAATATAGAAACAGATTGGCCCTCTAAATGATCTAATCCACTTATAACTGTAGCAGCACTGCCACTATAGGTAAGGCCACTATCAACAAAAAATGCATCTTTTTGATCTGTACCATAATCAAACAATGTAAGATGCTCAACATATCTTCTTGTTGTTCCGTTGATTGTTCTTTTTACAATAATAAAAAATTCATCCTCGTTTAGATCTGTAGGCACTGATGCAACACTTTCAACAACAGCATTACCACTACTAAAACTACCACCCATAATGTGTCTGTGCCATCCAGTAACTGATTCTGCTCTTGCATATGTAAAACCAAGTAAAGTACCATCATTTCTTACGCACCACAAAATACTATCTGGCTCTTGTTGGTACGCCATTTCATTAATACCACCCTCAGTAATGTGTTCTGCAAGTAATGTTAGATCCGTTGCTTGATATTGGTCTATATTTAGATTGTATGTAAGCTCTCTTATTTTTCTTTTTGCTCTTTGCAAAAACATTGTAACATTTTCGATTTGAACAGCGTCTACATTTGCAGATCCATAACTTGATTGTCTTTGTATTTGTATATTTGTAGGTGTTATAGGTGATGTTGTGCCAGATGCACTTACAACAAACTCACCACCTACTGTGCCAACAAGCAATGATCTTTGTGCAGATAAATATCTTATTGCATTTACTTTGTTACTTGCAATAGAATATATCATTGCATCACTTGCATTTGATCCTGTTGTAAAATTTTCTAATTCTGCACTTTTACTAAAAAATAAAGTTTGTGGATTGTCATTTGTACCAGCAAAAACTAATCTTTGTTCAAAAAAAGTTACACAACTAGGAAACTTACCTGTTCCTGTATTCAATGCTGGACTTGGACTGCCAGTAATACTTACAGTAGATAATGTCCAGGATGTATGACCTGTTCTAGATAATTTTCTAATAGCATGACTTGGATGTACAATGTACATAATGTCGGCACTTTGTGCAAATTTTATGTCAAACAAATCAGCTGTAGGATATGGACTTGCTATTTCATATATTTTATTAGCAACACCACCAGATGTATAAGTTGTAAAACTTGATGTATTTACATTTTGACCATCAACATTTTGCAATTCAAAAGTATTTGTTGTTACATTTGCAACTTTAAATGTTTTTCCGTTCACTTCAACCATGCCACCAACAGAAGATATAATTACATGATCACCATTACTGTAACCATGTGATGTTGCTGTAACTACGCCAGGATTTGCTTTTGTTATTGCACTAATTGTTTTGTCTGTTAGTGTTATAATGCCCTGGTCTTTGTAAAAACGAATATATTGATTACCAAACTCCATAATATAAGTTTGTGTTGTAGAAAACTCAAAAGGAATAAGTCTTGTTTTTTCACTGCTTGTTTTTACTTCGTGTACAAATTTTGTACCAGGTCTGCGAGTGGCTGCACCATGTGGATGCACAACCATATTTTCTAATGTCTTACATCCGTTAAAATATTTACCTACATCAGTTCTACCATCTAATCTTGGTGACAACTCACCAGCTGTGAAGTTCGTAAAAGCTACTGTTTGTTTTGCCACTACAACCTCGAATTAATAAATGTACTTGCATCTAAATCGTCTGGTGTACCCTCGGTAGCATCTACATGTCGTGCTTCTCTTAATTTTTCGTCATACAAAGCAACCATTTGTCCAGCTAAAGATGTAGAAGCTGTTATTGCATAACACAATTCTGATGCTAATTTTGCTGATATTGTTTCTATTAACAAGCTATCATATAAATTTACGTCTGTAATTTTTGAAATATAAATTAAAAATATTTTTGTTTCATCGGTTAAAAGTTTTCTGCCCTCTATTTTAAATTTTTGTCCAGCGTCTAAATCACTTGATGATCCATTATGATGACCACCAACTTTTAAAACTCTAATACAATCAGCTGGTAATGTATATTGTTTAGCATACTCATGAGTAGGTGCAGTTGTATCGGCTGCAAGTTCTACTCTTTTTATCAAACAATTCCATGCATGTGATCTAAAAATACTATCACGCACAGATTCATATCTTTGATTCATTAATCTTGCGTTTTTACTATCTTCTGTCAAAGAAATAATATTGTTAGCTCCCAGCATATTTAATGCTGAATTACATATATCTACTACACTACTCATTTATGTCCTTTTATTTTTGTTTGCAAAAGCTCTAGCTTCTGAACGATTAGAAAATCCCCATTTTTTTAATGCTAATGCCAATCTTGTTGGGCGACCTTTTTTGTCTTTCATCGGCCCTTTTATACCAGAAAATCTGGCAGCGAATGAAATTCTACGACCAGACTTTCCCTTTGATAATGGCCTTTTAACTCCAAATTTTTTTCTACCAGCTTCATTCAAACCACCAGTTTTATTTTGAAATCGCTTTGCGACCATTTACTTTTTTCTTTTTTTCATAGCTTTTTGAATAGCTGCCGATCTTTTCTTTTCGTAGCCACTCATTTTGCCATCCTTATTCAAATCACCTTTTTTCATCATTTTCTTTTTCATCATTTTTCCTGGCATAATTAACCTCTCTTTTTCTTTTTAGGAAAACCAGCTTTCATATTCGCATATGCTTTTGGTGTGATTGTTGATTTGCTCTTTGGTCTTGATATACCTTTTTTCTTACGTTGGTTTATGTTGTAATATAATCCTTTTTTTGCCATAATTTTTCTCCTGTTAAAAAGGGGGGTAAAAACCCCCCTATGTTAATTATTCTACTGAATAATATACCCACATTGCGATAGTACCAGTTGCACTAGCACCACCAGTTGTGATTAATATATCAGTTGTTGCAGTAGTTCTATGAGCTATACCAGTCATAGCAGCTATTGGTGCGCCTGTTGACGATCCAGCTAACATGCTTTGGCTCTGTCCAGCAACATTCCATGTGCCTGTAACACCGATATATCTATCGTCATCACCAGAATCTCCAACTTTTAAAGTTACAGATCCACCTAAAGCATCACACTTTACAACAACATCATGTATTGTTGCGAAAGCTGGAAGTCTTGCCATAGTAATATCACTACCACTAGCTAAAGATGACGCTTCAAAAGTGTCGTGAAACACTCTGATTTTGCCACCTACTTGTTCGCTACTTGCTTTTACGCTAGGAGTAGAATCAAGATTTGTAATATTTACGCCTTTTACACTTGCCATTTTCTATCTCCTATTACTCGTTACAAGGTATTTGGAATACCTTTTTTTCTTCCATACGAGTTGCACCAATGCTCATGCAGTAATAAACTTGTGTACTATAAGATTTATCTGCTCTTTCGCTAATTTTAGCTTGAACATCTTTACCAATAGCAAGTTTAATTGCATCTTCAGTGTAAGCAAAACATAATCTATCATCAGTATTTGATGCATCAAAAGGTAATCTGTTTGATGTTACAAATTTAAAACCAAGGAAAGTATCAATTTCGCCTTGTACTAAAGCTCGTACAGTGTTGAAGTCAGCAGAAGTAACTGTGCTGTCACCTAACAAATCAGAAATTTGTTGTGCGCCACATACGATGTATCTCTGTAAAGATGGATCAACATCATTTGTGTCAAAAAATTTCTTTGCTTCTCTTAATTTAGCTAAAGTTAAACCATCTGATTGGTTTGACGTAGCAAATTTAGATGTGCTTGGTAACGCTACAGATGTACCACCTGTAACCCCTGTGTCAGCAGATGCATTAAATGCTGTAATAATTACATCATCCATACTTCTACCCATAGCAGCTGCTGCTGCTTTTGCATAAGAGCTTGTTGGATCAATAAGCATACGGATTTTATCAACATCGTCAATTAAATCAGCCCACTCATAGTCATCCATACTTACTCTACGCCTGTCGTGAGGTGTATCAAGTTGTGGAGTATCTGAATGTCTGGATAGTTTCTTTTGAGCAGCTGTTACACCGATTTGTTCAAAGAAAGCATTTTTTCCAACAATAGACTCCTGGTCAACTGTATCCCTCAACTTTGATCCCATTTGTTGAGAAAGCATAGTCACATTACGACTATACTGTTCTACAAATGCTGTAGTAATTTGATTAGACATACTAATCTCCTATAAGTTAAGTTTTGTTAATGCTTGATTGATTTGTCCTCACATGAGGGATCTATCTTCATTTAAAGACTGATAGTCTATCTTCTTTCAGATTGTCAACCGAGGCGTGAAGCTTATTCGGATTCTATTCCCAACTTCATATTCTGAAGTTGAAAAACCTCTTTTACAGCAGATTCGTGATTTGGATGTTTTTTGTTCCAGTATGGCCCATTTGGATCAGCAAGAATTTTATTTATTTCTTTTTCTGCTTGATCTGGTGTCATAGCACCACCCTCATCTTGTCCACCACTAATATTATCTTCTGTAAAACTATTTGATAGTTTTGCCAATGATTTTACAAAACCTGGATGATTTAAAATATTACTTCCATCTGCAAGAGTAACGTC